ATTTTTAGTATGTTCTAACTCTACTAATATCCCGAGTTCAAGCATTTGTTTACGATTTATTGTTTCCTGCAGAAGATTTTTTATAATGGCTCTCATAGCCTCGTTTTTTTTAGTTTTTTTAGGTTTATATGATGTATACACTGGTTTTTGACCTTTACCTGATTGTGTGTCTTTTTTTTCTGCAGTTCTTTTTTGTTGACAAGCCGATTTCTTTTGTGCATCTGTCATTTTTGATGCAACACTCTTAGCTCTACATTTTGGATATGCACCTTTATCCGTGTCACCTCTTCCGCAAGGTGGATGTCCACCTCCTTCTTTTTTTCGACAAATATTAACCCAAGGGCCTTGTGGTTCTTTACTCCCTTTCTTCTTTTTTTTGGTTCCAAACCAAACAGCTAAATCTTCCCTAAGTTGATTATTCATTTTTTTTTACTAACTTATTGTAAATACATTCAATATGGAAAATGAACAGGAAAAATCTAAAATTTTGGGAACTTTATTTGGTTCAATAAATTATGATTCGGAAGAAAATTTATCTAAATTTATAGACGATATTAATCCCGCCCAAGCGGCTTATTGTATACAACAAGCTTTAACTTTTGCTCATATGAATGGTGTTTTTTCTCTCAAAGAAAGTGAAGTAATTTCAAAATCGTTGAGAATTTTACTCTTATCATCACCCAAAACTGAAGAGTAAAAAAAAAGGGACAATTTCTTGTCCCTTTTCTTCAATTACCATTGAGAAAATTAGCGTAATTCTCTCAAATCGAAAGTACGAATACCATCGCAAGTCACACGTCCGTAGAAACGGTTGTTAACCATTTTCTTAGCGTATCTTGTCATTATACCTTTGATAGGTGTAAAGTTGAATGGATTGTACATTGTAGGTGTCAATTGTAGAGGTACATACGGAGCGTAAATGTAACCTGTATCTAACAATGACGTACCTTTGTGTCCGATGATCAACTGGTTTGGTGGGAAGTATGGATCCCTATAAACCTGATATCTTCCAGAAAGTGTACCGATTCTTTCGATACCCATATTGTACTGATCTTGCTCAGGAGCCGCGTTTGATACGTGGAAGTATTCCAAATCATCAAAAATCGCAGAAATTTCAGAAGAACAAACGATCCAGTTAGCACCACCTCTTAAAGTTGACTTGTGAATTTGTGCAGACAACTGGTTGATGGCGGTGATAAGTGTTTGATTCCAATCCTTTTGAGTGTAAGGAGTTGTACCAGTAGAAGCTAATCTCTTCCAACCATTGTAATCCCATCTCAAATTCCAAGCAGCACCTTTTCTCAAATCTCTCAAGATTTCTCTGTCAATTTCAGCGGCAACTTGTTCAGAAAGAAGAGCTGTTAACTCAGCTTCTGCATCAATATTGTGGAATGCCGAAACGTCTTGAGCAAGTTCAGGAGACCATTGTGCTCTCAATTTTCTTTCAGTCACAGATACTGTTACTGATTCCAAATCGAAAGAAACTTCACCAATTTGATCTTCAAATTCTAATTCTTTATAAACTCTGTAAATAGCAATGAACGCATTGTTATTCGCAGTTGACGAAGAGAATGTAGAACCTGTATAACCATCAGGTGTTGTCTGTCCACAAGATACACATACTGGTTGTTGTAGATCAACTTCCAAATAAATAATACCATTGGCATCACATACGTTATTGTATGCACCACCTGAGTTATTACCGATTGGCCATGTTGTGTTCGTTTGTGTACCATATTGTACAATACCTTTACCATATTTCTGAGTTACGACTCTGAAAAGATAAGGATTACCATTACCTGGTGCTTGACTAGATGTTGTTGTGTTAGCATACGCACCGAAGATGTTAAGACCTGAAAGGAATTCTTCAGTATCCATAGTGTTACCATTAGGACCAATCAATTGACCAGCACCAGCATTTGAGAAACCACTCATAACCAAGATTACCTTACGATAATCAGATGATCCATAACCAGAGACAACTAAGTTACCACCAGCATTCCAAGCAACCGTTGCTGTTGTTGCTGTTGTTGCTGTCCATTTACCTTTTGAATAATCGAAAAGACCTGGAGGGTTAAGAGTTGCCTCATCACCTTCATAGAATAAATCGTAAAGATCTTTTTGGTAATATGGGTTGTAAGTACCTGTACTATCACCTGCAGTATAACCAGCATTTTGGTTTCCTGGATAGTTTCCAGGTGATCCGATTGGAGCGTAGTGGTCACCACTTTGTCCTAACCAACCCAAGTCGTTTGGTGATGTACCACCAGAATAACCTTGAATCTTTGGAACGAAGTAGAACAATTTACCAATTGGTAAGTTCATAGCCTGAACCGATACGATATCGTTCGCTAAAAGTTTAGAGAATACCCTTCTTACGATAGGGAATACAACAGTTTCAAATGAACCGCTGTCTGAAGTTGATGAAGCTTCGTTAATCAAGAAAGACGCTTGGTTCTCATACAATTGAGCAACGTTTTCTTTCATATGGCCTTTAAGTCCTTCTAAGAACCCAAGTTTATCCCACTTGTTAATTGTGTCTTCTTTGATAACTTTGAGGTGTTTCAACCCGATATTACCAACTAGACCGCTTTCTAATAATGCACCCATTTTAGTTTTATTTAGTTTTTTATTTGTTTATTTGTTAATTTTTTGCATGATGTCCTTCATTCTCATAAACTGAGGATTTTCATACGTTTTTGATTCAATCAAATTTTGTGCTGATCCTGAAGAATGTGTTTTTTCAATTTTTTCCATTGATTCTGTCACCACATTATTAATTGAACTAGTTAATTCGTTTTTGATGGTGTTGTAAAGATTTTTAGATTCTTTAATCGTCTCTACATCATCAAATCTTCTTAAGATGTTGATTTTCTCTTGTTTGGAAGTTGAATGTTCTGTGAATAATCTTGTAGCATAAGCCAAATTTGAATTGAAAACAGCAACCTCATTAAGCTTTTCTCTGAATACATTCAATGCTTTTTGATATTCAACATTTTTCTGTCTCAATGATTCAACTTCTTCTTTAATTGCAGAATTAGGGATGACTTTCATCTTTGGTAAACCCTTTCTCAAGGCGTAATTTCTTGTCCCATTACCTAAAGTTCTAGCCGCTTCCTTAGTTTCTCCCTTAGAAAAAGCTCCAGCTATTTGTCTTTCAACCGCAGAAATATTATGTTTTTTCCCTTCTTTGTATTCGAATTTTTTTGGTGAAAGATTCATTCCAACACCTTTAGATTTTCCTGTTGGTTGAATTTTACCCATACCTTCTTTGGTTTCAGTTTTTTTAGCTTTAGGTGCTGTTTTTTCACCTGGTCTATGAAAAGGACTTTTTGATTTTTCCTTATCAGTTTTTACCTTTTCTTTTTCTTTAGGTTTGGTAGTTGTTGACTCTTTTGTCTCAGCTTTAGTACCAAGAGCTTTACCTTTTTTCCAGTCGGAAAACATAATAGGTTTCATACCAAACTTGGATTCGTGCATAGTTTCTTCGACTTCTTCATCCATTTCCTCTTCATCCATTTCTTCTTCATCCATTTCCTCTTCGTCCATCGAGATTTCATATACAACTTCATCCATTTCCTCATCCATCTCTTCACCCATTTCATCACCCATCTCATCATACATCTCTTCATCCATTTCTTCTGAGAAAATATCATTCATAAGTTGATCTAACTGACTATCGGACATAGTTTCGGCTTCGGAAATTGATTCATTGGTTGAGATGATATATTCAACATCTTCATCTTCATCGTCAAGGTGAATTTTATCACCTTCTTTTTTAACAATTATTCTGTCTGACGGACCCATTTTTTTGAATACACTGAGAACATCCTCCATAGAAGCATCGTCTGGTATTTCAACCACATCATCTTCTACATCAATGTCAAATTCTTCAGAATCCATATCCATATCATCATCAGAATCCATATCCATATCATCATCAGAATCCATACCCATATCATCATCAGAATCCATACCCGTATCATCATCAGGATCCATACCCATATCATCATCAGGATCCATACCCATATCATCATCAGGATCCATACCCGTATCATCATCAGGATCCGTATCTGGTTCGTCTTGTTCTTTTAATTTATTTTTAGTCTTCTTTTTCAAAGACTCTTTTACCAACTCAGAGATTTCTTCCTTCATAGTCGAAGCAAGTATTCCTTTTGCGTTTTCAGTAACAACATCTTCAAGATTTTTCATCTGAAGAAGTGCTTCCTCTACTAATGACTTTTTGTCTGCCATAGAAATATTAAATTTTTCCATATAAATATGCCCATAGCGTAAAAAATATTGATTTTTACAATTTTTGTTGTAAAAAAAATTTCCAAAAAAAAACCCCACTCTTTGGTGGGGTTAATTTTTACTCGATCACTTCATCGATTTTACTTTCGATTACCGATGTTATTCGCCAATCGTGTTGGAAACCTTGATACTTTTCAGTAACCTTAGCCTCAACGTCTGTAACTGAAATTGCTTTAACAAGTTTCATTTCAGTGATCTTTTTGATCTTACCTGAATTTTCATCAGGTAGGTCATATTGTATCTTTGATACAAAATACTTTGATTCTTCCATAGATTATTTTCTTAAAAAGTTATTCAATTTATTCATTAAGTCAATAGAGCGGTTCATGGGATTACCATTATTTGATGATTCTGTGGATATTTGTCTCATTCTTTTTTCTTCTTCAATATTTTCATCAAACGAATGTCTGTCATCAATATTCGAAAATAGATATGCTCCCGGTGTTGATGGTGAAGAAACCAAGTCAAAACATATTAATTCGAAATCTTTTTGAACTTCATTTTGTTCTCCGACTTTTTTTAATGATCCAACACCTCTTGATGATATACCTAAAGTAACACCTTGTCTTAATAAGTTTGCGGCCTGATCTCCTTTTGTGGAAACAATACCTCTCTCGTGAAATCCTGGTGAGGTCAATAACTTCAACTTACCCAGTAACATTTGATTTTCCCACCAAAGATCTGTGATAATATGACAAACTCTATCCAAATCAATTAGGGACGATTCTGGGTGATTAAGTTCTGAAATAGCTATTCCTTTTTTGATTAACTTCCTATAATTCTCAGCTTCTCTCTCAAGAATATCTTTAGGATATATTCTACCG